TAACACAATCGATGTCAGCGGATCGACTGTTGTTGCAGCAACTAGCATTACCGTTGGTGTTGCATAACTAATTTTTTATAAAACCAAATAGCACCTTCGGGTGCTATTTTTTTCAGTAAATAAGAGTATGGAAAAATCACTCGACGGCATACTAACAAAGACACATTCTAACGAACAAAAACAAGCGTTGACAGAAATTAATACTGGCAAACAATGGACAGACGAAACTAGAGAAAAACTTAGCAATACTCTTAAAGATCAGTATACATCAGGAAAACGTATTCCTTGGAATAAAGGAAAAAAATGGAGTAAGGGAGTTGTAAATGGGTAAGAGTTTAGATGGGGTACTGATTAAAAAAGCACATGTTCAACTCAGGTACACACTTGAGGAAGTAACGCATCTTGAAAAATGTATGGACCCTATTACCGGGCCACTATATTTTGCTAAAAACTTTATCAAGATTCAGCATCCAGTAAGGGGATCAATTCCTTTCGAGCCTTACGAATATCAAGAAAGATTGATCACTGCCTTTATTGAGAATAAGCAATGTATTGCTATGTTACCTCGACAGATGGGAAAAGCTCTCAGTAACTCGACTCCTATACTAACCCCTACTGGATTTGTTAGTATGGGCGATCTAAAAGTAGGCGACAATATTTTTGGATCTGACGGTAAACAAACCACAATTACCTTTATAACAGAAACTATGACTGATAGGCCTTGTTATGAAATTGAATTTATACACGGAGAGAAAATTGTAGCAGATGCCGAACATTTGTGGAACTGGCATGATCCGCATCTAGGGCGAGAAATAACAGGGACTACCTTAAAACTTATAGAAAGATTCCAACTGTGTTCTACAGGATCACAAAGCATACACATTAAACACACTAACGCTTTGGAATTCGAACCTAAAGAGGTAATGTTAGATCCATATTATCTAGGAGTGTGGTTAGGGGATGGCGGGTCAAAAGATCTAAGAATAACCTGTACTATGGAAGATTATAAAGAATATACTAAAATCTTTGCAGAAAAATCTTTAGAGGTTAGTCACTTTACTATAGATCGCAGGAGCCAGCGCACCGGGACCTTTTATGTTAAAGGCGGTGCTAAAGAGCATAAGAAATTAGACCTATGGGGCAATAAACATATACCCGATGAATACATCTTTAATGATTTAGACACTAGAATAGCCCTATTACAAGGACTCATGGATACAGACGGCACCGTAGAAAAAAACGGAGTCTGCAGATTTTATCAATCTAACGAAAAATTTATCACACAGGCAAGACTATTACTAAGCACATTAGGTATAAAATCTACAGTGAGTCGTAAAAAGACCACTCACAAAGATGCATATACTCTTTGTTTTACTACCTCTGATTTTGATGTTTTTAAAATGCCTAGAAAGTTAGAGAGGCAAAGACTAAACAAAAATCATCCTAAAAATAAAAGAATTTATATCAGAGCAATAACCCTAGTTGATAGTGTTCCTGTAAGATGTTTGCAGGTAGATAACGATGATCATTTGTTTTTAGCTGGCGTAACATTAATACCCACACACAATACAACCTGTGCAGTTGTTTACCTACTGTGGTATACAATGTTTATGAATGATGCGCAGGTCCTTATTGCAGCACACAAGTATGAAGGTGCAAAAGACATCATGGATCGCTACCGTTTTGGTTACGAAAATCTTCCTGACTTTATTCGCGCAGGTGTTATTACCTACAACAGAAATACTATCGAATACGATAACGGCTCACGCATTCAAGCAACAACTACAACGGAAAATACAGGCCGTGGTAAGTCTCTATCACTGATCTATTGTCTAGATGGAGACACTACTACGGTTCGAGTTCGAAGTAAACTAACATTGGTTGAAGAGGATATAACGTTGACTGCACTGTATTCTAGAATAAACAATAATGTCCATGTCATCAGTTGACGAGTTTGCATTCGTATAAATACTGTATGAAAACCAAACTCGATCAATTTATCGCTCGAAACCAAAAACGTAATTCGCATCTATGGGCAATAGGCTTAGTTGAAGGATATGACTATGTGGTCTGCCCAATTAGCAAGCAACGGCTTAGCATGATCAAGAACAATTACATAGTTAACATATTAGAAATGGATCTTACTGCGTATCCAATTACCCAACGTATTTGCAACAAGAGAAAAGATAATATTAAATTAGGATTGCAAATTATTGATGTGAATACTGGCTTGACCAAATACGAAGTTGGTCAACAAAAAGCTAGGGCTGTATTAGGCCAATTGGACTGCACTGGTGTATCGGGCTATGCTAAAAAAGGGCAAAAGACTCGTGCTACCCATATGGCCAACATCGATGTCTTGGGCAGGAATGGATACTCGCAACTTGCCAGCAAGGCTATTGTTGTAGGTAATTCTACAAAAGCAAAAAACGGATTGATTACTGACCCAACAATACGTCCTGAATTTTATAGATACAAAGCAGTAATAACATATCTAACTGAAAAACATAGACGCAGCCTAACTCACGGATATGTAACCGGCCTAGCTGGAAAAGAAGGTGCACATCATATTGATCACCAATATTCTATACTTGCTGGTTACAAAAATAAAATAAGTCCACTAGTGATTGGACATTTACAAAATTTGAAAATGATTCCATGGAGGGACAACGTGTCAAAACATACTAAATGTAATGTGACCATGGAACAGTTATTAGTCAATGCCGGGTATTCGATTGAACAATCAAACGCTGAGTTTGAATTGGTAATTTCCTTGATACAGCAGGACTTAGCCGATGGTATACCAGTAAGCGGAATTAGAATATTAGAAAAAATATATGAATCAACTATACCTCGATAATACGGAATATGAAATACTAACGCCTAATGGATGGGAAGATTTCAGCGGAATCTTCCTAAATGAAGGTGCAAACAAATCATCAAAAAAAATAATATTTGCAGACAACACTTACATAATTGCAACTAATGAGCACCGTTTCTTTGTATCTAGTCAGGAAATAAAAGTTATAGATATTACGGTTGGCATATATCTTGATTCAGCCAGCGGCGCACTCCAAGTAATGGAAATAGTTGACGTTATGTTGAGTAATACGTATGAAATATTTAATGCAACTAACCATGTTATTATTGCAAATAAGATCCATTCGCATCAGTGTGATGAATTCGCATTTGTTCAGCCACCTGAAAAGGCAAAAGAGTTCTGGACTGCATTATCACCAACATTAGCCACTGGTGGTAAGGCAATTATTACCAGTACACCAAACTCAGACGAAGATCAGTTTGCTATGATTTGGAAAGAAGCTAACAAACGGTTTGATGATTTTGGAAACGAAACAAAATTAGGCCCTAACGGATTCTTTCCGTACTTTGCACACTGGCGCGAAAATCCTCTACGTGATGATGAGTGGGCTGACGTAGAACGTAGTAAAATTGGTGAAGAACGATTCCGTCGAGAATTTGAATGCGAGTTCTTGATTTTTGAAGAAACATTAATTAACAGTGTCAAGTTAATGGAGTTGACAGGTATTGATCCTATAATGAATATGGGACAGACACGATGGTACAAAGACGTTGATCCTAAGGCGACATATTTGCTGGCACTTGATCCTAGTCTAGGAACAGGAGGCGACTATTCTGCTATTCAAGTGTACGAAATGCCCAGCATGATTCAGATAGCAGAGTGGCATCACAATACTACTCCTGTGCAACAACAGGTTCGGGTAATGCGAGATATTTTGAAATACATTCAGCAGCGTGGCGAAGAAAAAGGGTCAATGCCACAGATATATTACAGTGTAGAGAATAATACACTGGGCGAAGCAGCACTGATTGTTATTAGTGATCTAGGAGAAGAGAACTTTCCGGGATTATTTCTAAGCGAGCCTATCCGTAAAGGTCATATCCGCAAGTTCCGTAAAGGATTTAACACTACTCATCGAAGTAAAGTTACTGCCTGTAGTCAACTTAAAAATCTGGTTGAAACTAACAAAATGACATTGTGCAGCAAGCCTTTATTATCTGAATTAAAAACATTTATTGCCAGCGGAGTAGGATTTAAAGCAAAAAGTGGAGAGCATGACGATTTAGTAAGCTCTACATTATTGGTAGTACGTATGGCAGAGGTCCTGGCAGATTGGGATCCTCAAATATACGATAAAATGACCGAAAAACTCAGCGAAGATTCCATGCCAATGCCGATCTTTGTTAGTATGGGATACTGATAAATATACTTATGGACGCAAGAAACAATATCGCAACAGACTTATTCTATAAAATTAGAAGTCGCTTCAAGAACCTAAAACTGGGTGCTGAAACTGGGCAACTAACTATCAATCCCGAGGAAGCTCGCTTTTTCGATTTTGATTATATGGAAGGAGCAACACCAATTGGCCACGTAAGTGTTAGCCTAGCT